TTGCTTCACCAAAAAAGAACTTTAAGTCTGAGCCTTCTGTCTTAGCAATAAAACTTGGATGTTCTGCGTTTGCTTGTGTCTGATACTTAAAACGCTGGATGCTTGCATCGTTAGGGCTAAAGTCTACGTTCCAGTTAACACCTCTAAACTTAACTGTTTTAAGTTGCTCTTCCACAATCTCTTTGCTCATAAATCTGTAGTCGTTTTTAAAGTCGCCGTTAGCGTTCTCAAAACTAATACCTGTCTTAACAGTCTCACCGTTCTTTTCTTGTGTACTGATTGAAATCTTAGGATTGTCTTTGTATTCTGGAATACCTAAAATAACATTTAGTTTGCTTAAGTTAGGCATACCAAATGTGCCTTCGAATTCTGCGATAGGTTGTTTAAATGCACCTTGAATAATAACAGTTCTATCTTCAGCAATGGCGTCAACTTTTGTTTCTGTTTTGCCGCCCTGCACTTTGATAGTGTTGACATTACCCAGTGTAAATGTGTGCGATACTAGATCTAGTAAATTATCTTTCATTGAATATTCTCCTTGTAGGATTATTATAGTTGATATTTAGGTGGATTGCAATAGTTATGGTTATATTATTTGATGTTTTCGTCTTGTATAATTCGTTGTAATGCTGTCTCAAGAGTAAGGTTGTATTTCTTTCTATACTCTTTGGCTTTTTCCAACAGATCAGGCCTAGATCTTTGTAGAGCAAAACGTTGTTGCGCATTCAGAGTGGACCTTAGTTCTTCCTGAGATCTTGCTTCGATACTCTTAGTATCTTCATCATCATCTAGTATTTGTATTACTGCTCCCAGAGACTGATGTGCTTTACAGGTTTTTAATTCTCCGTCTACTTGTAACTCAACCCAACTTACTGTAGGATCGAAGTCATGAGTGTCAATAACTTTAAAACCAAGACTTTCAACTAATGGTATAAGCATGTGTTTGGGAGTGTGACACATAAATGCGTTCTCAACCATTTCTGCACCTTGCCAGCGATCACTGTTGTTATAACTAAACATCAGATATCCGCCAGGACGCATAGTTTTTTTAATTTCTATCAAGTAAGATTTTATTGCTTCAAGTGGGAAATAGTTGAATACGTTCCATGCCAACACAAATGCCATTTGTCCTTGAGGCAACATACTCAAATCATAGTCATTGTTAATAAGGTAAGAACGTAGCCTACGTGTTGCGTAAAATTCATTAAAACGATTTTTTGTTGTATCCAAGAACTCTTGATGTACGTCCACGATGTACAAGGGATCTCCAGCAATCATTTGTTCGGTGTACTCACCGTCTCCTGGGCCTATTTCTAGACTAGGATATTGCCAGTTCACATAGCGATAAATCCTACTTTTAATAATTTCCTGTACATTACCATATGTGTATAGCCTCCTAATATCTCTATTTGTTGCTACATCAGCTTTTTTATGTTGAGACTCGTACATCTCATAACTGTCAATAAAGTATTGTTTGCCCCAATCAGATATTGCTTTTTCCAATTCATTTATTTTTTCTAACTTGAAACTGTCTACATTGTTTAATGTTTCATATATTGAACGATAACGTGACTGTAGTTCTTGAAAAAACCCAGCATCAGTAAATCTCTCAGAGTTCAAGGATAGTTGGTGAAGATGTGAGATATTATCTTCTATTTTGGATATAATACCATCACTATTGTGATTTTGAAGATCCAGTTTATACTTTAATAATTGACTGAGACGCATACATAACTATTTATCATACGTCTTTATCCAAAGTCAAACAAGCTATCAAAAGTTGTGGTTATTCCTGTGTGGTCCGGAATGTTCCACCCTAGTACACCTAACAAGTTCTCTACTTTCTGATCAACAATTGTAGACTCCATTAAATCATCATCAAACGGCAAGTCTTTAAACCATTGTGGGATATGCAACTCATCTGTAGGATAACCAACGCTAGTAAACCCTAATGGATTCTGCTTAAGTTTACACACAATAGTTTTCATACCGTCAACAACTTGTGTGCTATAGTTGTCACCATGCATACGTCTAAGGTTGTTCCAGTTCATTGCGGCTCTAACATGACCAGGCATGTTTGCTTTGCCCTGTCGCTTTTCTGCTTCAGTATACTTGGTTAGATTGTTTACACGCTTGGGAGTACCTTTTTCCCATGCTGGACGCTCTCTAAATGCTAATTTAAACTCACGTACTCTGTCATATATCTCTTCTTTTTCAGCACCAGTTAGTGTTGCCAGCAAGATTTCACTAAGGAAGTTTTGTACAACAGGTGGGGTATCACTTCGTTTTAAGTCAAGTCCCATGGCTTTGACCTTACCAGGCTTACCGCCTTGATCGAGTCTAAAACCCTCCATGTCATAAATCAATGCCGCATAACGCTTTTTCTTAATGAATAAACCTTTGGTTGCAGTAATTTCTCTACCACCTTGTATAAGGTCTCCCATGTGCTTTGGGCAATGGAAAGCCTTGGCCATAAACTTAGGAAAACTTTCATTTAATTGCTCTGCTATCTGATCGTAGAGTTCTACTACAATGTCTTTGTTCCATTCCATTTTGCCTGCTTCGACATCGTCTTTAACTGCGGGCCACATAGTAAAGTAAACAGAGTCTGTATCACCATATATAATAGATTCACCTGTGTGATCGTACACACCCATGATACATTCATTTGTGTATGCATCCATGTGTTTTGCAATACTTCTACCAGTTAGTGTAGTCGATTGTCCAATACGTTTGTCAAAGAACCTACAACCTGGATTAAGAATAGCACCATACAAACTGTTCAAGTTAATCTTCTTAACCAACTGACGTTTGTCCCAGAATGCAATGTCTTCTTTGTCAGTTGCATCTTTCTTTTTTGCTTGTAGTTCTTTACGTTCTGCATACCAACGCTCTAGTAAGCCTGGGATAATACCTTTCTTCTCGTAGGTAAAGATAGTGCCGTTTGCACTAAGTATCCAACTGGTATTACTGTCAAACAGCATCTTCCAGAGCTCTGCACCTGTGTGTACAGTACTTTCACCGTTCTCCCAGTCTACAGTTATCTCTGTGCCTGCCTGCATTTCCATAACAGCAGTATACTCTAGTGTTGCGAATAAACCGTCCCAGCTGTCTGTGAAGCTCTTACCTGATTTGCGTTTTTCTGACAAATAACTGTCAGTCATAATAGGACGTAGTTGTCCTACAATAGTTTCTGGTCCCATGTTTAGGGCACGAATAGCACTAGGATACAGACTGTTAATATCAATAGCACCTACCCAGTCGTGCATGCCTTTCTTAGGATGCGCAACATAAGCGCCAGCAGCCTGTGTGGTACCTTGATCGTCTCTGTTTCTATCAGGAACAATCATGTCAAGTTGATGTGCTTCGTTAATAATTGCTTGTTCTGTAACAGCCACAGCACCCATTGTTGTTGGTAGTAGTACTGTGTTATCATGTGCAAGTTCGTTTGCTAGATCCAAGAACCTTAGTTTTTGATCTAGTTTGTGCAGTAGTGCGGTATCCTGTCTGTTATACTCAATAAATGTTTTAAAGTCCTGATTGTATAACTGGTCCAGCGTACCTTCGTATGCTGTTTTACGTTCACCTAGTTCATGTTCGCCAATAGCATCTAGCGAATAACTGTGACGTTCCTCGTAGGTATATTTGCGATAGAGTTGCATGTAATCCATGTGTACTCTACCAATAAGATCAAATGTTACATTCTCTGCACCAAAACGTTCAAATGTACGCTTCTTAGGATACTGACCCCACAAACAAAAACGTCTTGTGTCGTCTTTACTGAGTACTCTGTTAATACGTAGTACTGTGTAGGGAATATCATATCCTTCACTGTTCCAGCCACTTAGGATGTCTGCATCATCAATTAAATTTAAGAACTGATCCAACATGTCTGCTTCTTTCTCAAACATGAATGTGTCTTCAAACTGGTCTGCAACTGCTTGTGCTTCTTCCCAGCTCATACCTTTAGGAGGTACAGCAAGTGTAATTAACTTGCCTAACCAGTCCAGGTATACTGTAATTGCTGTAATAGGATTAAAAGGATCATCAGGCGGACTAAATCCTCTTTTAGGATCAAAGTCAACCTCAATATCGAAAAAGCATGTATGTAGTTTGGGAGCATCTGCACCCAAGTAGTGATCTTCTAGACATCTGTATACAACGTTGATGTCTGATTCCCATAGTCTTTTGCCACCACCTTGTATCTTTTTTTCCTTGTGGAACTCTTTGCCATTACGTGTAGCAAACCTACTTACTGGTGTACCATAGATAGTTCTGTGTTTGCCTTTGGGATCGTCGTAATAGAATACATAGTTGGCAGGAAACTCGTTGTAGAGTCTATCACCGTTAACACGTTCTACAACATGTATCCTGTCTGTGTCTCTGTCATGTAATGCGTCTATGTAACTCATATGTTTATTATACTATAATCAGTGAAGGGAAGTCTATCGAATAAGTTTTCATTTCTTTTTTTGTCCAACATTAGTACGTGCAGAATTGTGTCTTTAAACAAATTACAATTATAATTATCTGTTGTGTATTGTATCAAATGATCTAATAGGTGATGGTCATGGTGGTAATTTTTTAATTCATCCAAACAGTCAATTGCTTGTTGCTTGTATCTTTCATCTATAGCATTTAGTGACAGATGCGGTGGGTAATAAAGATTGTTTAATTTTATGTTAAAATCTTGAAGTTCTTGCATTAGATTTTTTAACGTCCAAATGTTGAGTAAACTTACTGTTACTGCAATGGTTGTTTCTATAGGCCAATGTTTCATAATTTCCAAGTTTTGCTTAACCTTATCCCATTTGCCGCCGTGTCGGAGTATATTGAATTCTTCTCCGACCGCATCAATACTAAGCATTAGTTTTACATGTTTAAACTGTTTCCATATATCAATGATGTTTTTATCTTTAAATTTTGTTACTGTTCCATTGGAATTATAGGATATAACAATGTTTTTGCTGTAGCCTTTTTCTATTAATAGTTCTAACAGTAACCAGTGATCAGGGTTGAGCAACGGTTCTCCGCCGGTGTAGTATATGTACTCTAGTTTATTGTTGACAATTTTTTCTAAATACTGCTCAATGTCTTGCTTAATTATAAAGTCTTTGTTGCCTAATTCTTTATTGAAAAGACTACTGTATTCTGGACCGCACATTCTACATTTCATGTTACAGAGATTTGTATTACGCACATCAAGATATCTGTATGACCTGTCGTCGTACGGTTTAAAATTTTCCCTCATACTTTCTAAGTTGTTTTTCTCAGCATCAATGCAGGACTTGCAAACAGGTTCGGGCTTGCCCGTTCTTATGTCTGCAAAAGGATCGTTAAACAATTCAGATACAGGTTTCCTGTAATCCTTGTCTATCATGCAACACGGCGCAATAGTTCCGTCTGGATGAAATACTACACCGTTTTCTATTAAGCCGCAACGCCAAGACATATTACCACCATCCCGATGCCACACCATATCCAAATACGTTAACAAATCCAAAGTATATTGTCAACATTGTTGGAAATAAAATTCTTCTTCTAATATACCCCAATGCACCTGTTACACTGCCCACAAAAAAAGCAGGATATATTGCTCGCATGTCTGGAGCATCAGCAGTAAACGCTAACATGAAACTAGCACTGACTGTAGATACAAATGCAACTAATTCTAGGTAAAATGCAATGGGGTCACTTTTATAACTGTCTACGGCAAATTGCCGGATAGATTTCAAAGTGTCTTACCAACAGTCTCTAGGATGTGTACGGTTTCTTCGTGATCTTGATTAACTTCGCCAAGTTTTGATTTATGTGCAATTCTAATTGCTTTTTTTAGGACACTGGGTTTAATGTCCATTGACTCTGCTACTGCTTTAACAGTGTCACTGAGACCTGCATTAAGGTCTTCGACTTCCTGCATAACTGCAATACCTTCGTTGATAACTTGGTTAAGTTTTGCTTTTTGCTCGCTGTTGTAAGTCTTCATTAATTTTCCTTTATTAAATGTGTTGGCACTTGACCATAAGGATCACACCTCATAGACAAACAAATTCTGGGTGTTGCTTTAGGATTTATAAATCTATGTGGCACGTCGTTCCTCATCAAAACTGGTTTAGTTAGCTCATACTGTGATATTATAGTAAAACCATCTATTCCTTGTTCTGTAATACATTCATTATACACGTGCCCAACACCTATGTCTACACTTTTTGTTGTCATATTGTCAGGCTGATTATAAAAGAAAGTGGTAGAGCCCTCACAATTGGCCACAGGAAAATTAATACTTAACCCTGCTTCGTCTATGTCTGTATGTATATAATGAGGATCGTCGAATGGGTCGCTAACAAAAAAACACATAAACATTACAGTAATTTTTTGTTCATTTAACCATGCATCTAATAACGGAATGTTGTCAATCACATACTTGTGATCTAGTTTCACAAAGGTTTTGTAGTGACCTTTGAGTGCCTTTTTAACAATCCATTGTAAATTTGTGTCTGTTTGGTAGGTATCTTGAACTTGTTTGACGATTGCATGGTCTACATCTAAAAAATTCCATACCCAATTACTAGGCAAGTTCTTTGCCATACCACTTCTCTCTCCAGTCGTCGTCCCAGTGTATTGTATCTCGAGCAGTATCCCAACCCTTCATAATTTTATATGGTACTGTCTCTGGAGTACACCTAACAGTCATTGATATACGTATACCTTCACCATAATTCGTAAATTTATGTGGTATAGTATTGATACAGATCGTTGGTTTAGTTAATCTATAACTAGTAAGTTTTACCCAGTTTTCACTGTAGCACACCAGTCTTGTTTTTTCATTATACCTGTCTAATATGTGCTGTCTAACGTCGTCATTAGGCTCGTAAAATATAGTTTCAGTATCCTCACCGCAGCCTGACACAGGAAAGTTTATTCCTATACCTGTATTATCTGTATCTATGTGACAGTGATCTATCGTATAATATGGTCCGCTTATCAGGTATCCTAAGTAGTCAATGTCAATGCAGTTTTCTTCTACCCAGGAAGCAAAGCCAGGACACTTACTAAAGATATCTTCAGTTCTCAATCCAAGATATCCGTTGTCCTGTTCATATACTATTTTTTGTACTCGTTTTTGTAAATGGTAATCGTTTTTATAAAAGTTTTTGATTTCGTCTAAGATGTAATCATCTACGTCGATATGGTTCCAGATATACATGTAATTCCTTTATTGATAAAGTATTTACTGGGGTGCAATTGTGCCAGTAGGTTTTATTGTAGAAGAACTACTACCAGGACGTTGCTGTTGTGCGGCTTGCTGGGCGGCTTGTTGTTGCTGTTGTTTACGCACGGCCATATCACCAATACGTCTATATTCGTCTTGAAATTCAGGATGCTGTCCCATACTTGTTACTAACTGTAAGTAAGGTGCATCTCTGTATGTTTTAGAGTCTGCTGACTGCTCTTTTTTAGATATTTTGCTTGCAAGTGCTTTAATAGCGGCTCTTGTACCGGGATCTTGTGTAATAGCCATTATTACTTCTGCATCTGGACCTAGTTGACCTAGGTCTGCATCTGTGGGTTTGTCTGGTAGCGGTCTATTTAAAGGTGCTACCGGTGTCTGATCTTCAAACAGTTCTCTTATAAGCATAATGGTATTTATCTACCTTGTCCTCTATATCTTTTGAAACTTCTGCGTTTAGACTTGTTCATACTTCTAAGCGATACTTTACGCCCATTCCCCTGACTAGTTTTTTTGTATTTTGCTCTAGTTGACCACAAGTCTGTAGCCAGTTGTTTAATTCTTGCCATTTTTAGTCTCCTCGATTAATAAAAATATTTGATATCTGACCACCAATGTTTGCCTTTGCTCATAGCTCGCATCCACCTATCGTAGTCTGCTTTACTTACACCATCAATAATGTATTCTCCGCCACCTTTGGTTCTCATACGGACGCCGGGCTTTCCATTATCAAAAACAAAATAGTCCAAGTCAGTAATCCAACTACTGGCTACTGGCTCTTCACGTATTATCTCGCTTGCTCTCATTTTCTTCTCTGCACTTATCGCAAAAACATTCTGAACAGTAGTCGCAGTCTTCATCCATACAACTATGTCCACAATGTGCAGGATGCCAGCATCCACGGCAAATTGTAATCTCTTCTACTTTTAATGTCATTTGGTTTTAACGTTCTTGGCTGGGCCACGTCTATTTTTGTTTGGATCTTCTCTACGTTTGCGACTAGCCGCCGTTTTGCGACCTTTTTTGCCTAGTGCGTGTGCTTTTGCTTGTGGTAAGCATTTAGGTTTGCCTTCTTTAGAACTGCCTCTTGCACAATCGCCACGTATCTTGCCATCTGGTCCGAAACGTACCCA